GACGTAACCGTCAGATTGCTACCAATGATTTCGTCATCCGTACAATCCACGAAGCTAGTGCCGACGGTGGTATCGCTGTGCTGAATCTTGGCCGTGAAACCGGCAGCCGTACCAGCATCGGTAACGGTCGCGGTGTGAAGCCAAACATTCAAGCCTTCCCAGCCCTGCAAATCAATGAGGGCCGAGTTATTGGGCGTAGTACCGGAGAGCGTCTGATTTGCGCCTCGCGTATGGTTCACGCCTGCTTTGATATCGAAAGAAGCCATGTGCTTTTTCTCCTTTGCGCTGGCGTTAGTTCGTGGCGCACTTGCCGATGTTGAAGGCCTCGAAGTTTGTCACGTCGCCACCAACACGCTTGTAGGTGACGAAACGGACGCGGCCCTGACCGGCGAGGCTGTACGGATCGCGGATGATCTGGAGGCCAACACGATCATAAATCGTATAGCCGACAGAGAAGTCACCGTAGATCGTGCAGAGATTGCCAGCACCAACAGCCGGGATGTCATCCATGAAGATAACAGGCTTGCCGAGAAGCTGGATCGACGCCTGACCATCACGAAGAAGAACGGGCGAGAAGAAGTAGTTGTCCGCTCCCTTTAGTTTCAGGGCCTCGCCGAACGTCGCGCGCTTCATGCCCCACACCGCGCGAGGCTGATACGCTTCCTTGAGCGCAGCCTGCTGGGCGATGAAGCCATCGGCNTTNACGTTCGCCGCCGTGCCAGTGTTGATCTGGCGAATGGCGTTGCGCTCGTATGTGCCCGGCACCGCCCGTGCCGCATAGGTCAGGAGACCGCGAGGCTTGCCGACGCCGTTGCCGTTGATGAATGCCGCATTTTCAGTGCGAGCAAACTTGTCCGCGACCTTGCTCGCCAGCCACGCCTCAACATCGAGATAGGCATCGGCGAGCATTTCCCACGTAGCAGAGGGCATGGCCCGCTGTGCATGAGCGACGATTTCCTTCTGGCCCAGTTCCGGCGTATCGGTTTCGGAGAGTGCCCCGCCTTCAGCCACCCATGCGCTTTCGGCCTCGTTATCGTCGATCAGGTATTCGCGGGACTTCGCCGCGCCGCTTTCCACGTTCGCCACCTGACGCAGCGGGGACGTTTCAAAAATTCGGCTGACAACGAAGGTCGAAAGTTCCGGACGAACGAGATAGCCGCCATCGGGCTGCACGTTCGTTGACATAGCACGAACTTCAAGTTCCTGCTTCTGCTTTTCAGTGGAACGCATGAACGCATCGAATTTCGACTTGTGCTCGGCAAGCCATTCCGGCTTGCCGTTGCCATTAGACGTGTCGGGACGCTTAAGCGCAGCCTCGATCTTCGCCTGCTTGGCTTGCAGTTCTTCCATGTTNTTGGTGATATCCGNCACCATGCGGTTNTGCTTTTCCTCNGTCACCACGTCCTTGGGCNNCGAGGATTTCAGTTCGTCNACTTCCTTGCGAAGNTCGACNAGCGNCGGNTTGATCTTTTCGACCAGACCCTTGATTTCGTTAANGTCGGACATCGGCCCGCACTCCTTTAAGCAGTTGTTCCANAGAATGNTTCAACTCGTCCACTTCACGCGGATCGNGTTCGTTCTTGGAGTCTGCCTCGCGCAGCCGGTCCAGATAGTTNTTGAAGCCGTGAGACGCNATNACCTTCGCGGCGTCNCGNCCAAAGCCCCATNCACGCAAGAGGCTTTCAAAGCCNCTGATATCTTCAATGCCGGATTTGACTCCGGTAATCGTCGCTAGCTCATTGGCTGGCATGGTGACAAGCGAAACCTCGTAAAGCTCCACCGCCTTGAGCTTTCGTGTGTTGCCGTCGATCTCATCCTGTGTCGCGCGAAAGCCAATCGAAAGGCCGTCAAGCGCATTCATTTTTACAAGCTCGTAAGCCTCACCGCCCTTGCTCGTNTTGCGAGCGAGCCTGCCGCGCATGAACAGGCCTCGGCTGTCCTCTTTGACCTCATCCCAAACGCCAATCGGTGTATCCATCCGATGCTGCCAAAGCATCTTGGGCTTGCGCTTGGTGAGGGATTCCGCAAAGGCTCCGGGCTCGATTACATCGCCGTAGGAATCCATATTGCCGAAAATCGACCCGTAGCCGGTAATGACCCCCTCGTCACCTTCGGCCTTAACCTCTAGAGGCAGAGACTTGAATTCCATATCTGGCCCCGATTTTGTTTCCTGCCACTACATATCACGAGCCGTTGCATTTTGGCAACAGTGTTACTCGTCTATCACAATGTGCGAAACTGAGCAGCGGCACCCAATTACTAGTTCCGGGCTCCCGTTCGGGTCGCCGGGATACATCAGCGCCTCGCCACCCACCTCGAACGGGTCATCCATATTCACAATCTGGCCGTCCGCTTCGGCATGGGCTTCGCGGGTCCGCTCGTCTTGTGAGGCCACCCATTCCTTTTGCAGTTGGAGGCCGGTTTCTTGCGCTGCGGCATTAGCCCCATAATTCGCGGCGGAATGCGTTTCGGTCCGGGCGATGATATGAGCCCTCGACCGCGAAATACTCGGCACTAGCTCACGGATGATCCGGGCCGTGGCGTCCGTTCCAAGTCCTTCCTCAAAGCCACGCCGAGTTGCCGTGATAACCTGTTCGCGCGTCGTATCAGTAATCGACGTTATGCGCTGGCGGATGGTTTCGAGGGTGATATACCGGATGCTCATGCGGGTGAGGGTTTCTGCGAAGTCCTTGCGCTCAATAACTAATTCCCGCCCGCGCTGTTGCATGAGGATGCGAGCGCCGAACACCTTGATTGATGCTTTGGCTATATCCTGCACGATAGTCTGAATATTGGCCCGATGATCGGGAAGCTGGGGCACATAGCCGTTATCCTGCCAGTAGGCCACGGCCTCCCGCATGGCCCGCGCAATCTCTCTGGCAATACGAGGCTCAAAGCGGCGTTCGATTGCCGCCATGAGCCTTTCTTGCCTGCGTTGCTCGGTACGCGGCGAACCGCTAATCAGCGGCTTTTGTGCCATAGGCCAGCGCTGCCATATCTAGGGCCTTGGCTTCCGGCCCGATGAATGTTCCCAGAGGATCAAGAATAGCAGCCGCACCGCCCAACGGATCGTAGCCAATCGCAATGCGGGCCTCATCAACGGTCAGGATGCCCGCCTGCTTGGCCTTGATCGCGCGGTCATACTTCCGGCCCCGCGCTTCCTCAAGGGCCGGGATGTCGTCCATATCAATCTTGAACGAAAGGTTATCCCCGAAATTCGGAAGCAGCCACGACTCGAATGTCGACAGGAACTCATTGAACAGTGGGATAATCTTGTCCGTGAATAGCCGTTCCTTGGCGAGCGCCATGTTATTGAACGTCGCCGCATCATTGTCGATAAGGGGAAGCGGCACACCATAAGCATAGGCAACCAGCTTCGACATTTCTTTCAGCGTGTTGAGGAAATCCATATCGCGAGGGGATGTGTCTGTCGGCTTCCACTCCGCGCCGCCGGTCGTCAGCGGGATTTCGCCCGCGTTATCCTCGCCTTGGATTTGCCGCTTGAAATACTGCCGCAGGCGGTTGATCGCCTCATCAGACGGTTCGTCCTTGAACTGAATGATGCCGGACGGGCGGGCGCTGTTTTTCAACAGCTTGAAATTCCACTTGATGCCCGCGTTATGCGTATCGCCCGCCAGCGCCGCCGCCATAAGCGGCGACTGCCCGCGCCAGTAGTCGGCAGGATTATACATCTTGTGAAAAAACAGTTGGCTGCGTCCGGTCATGCGATCAACCGGGATCGTCAATTCGCGGCCATTAACCTTGTGGACATATGCCTCCGGAATGCGATTCGGGCCGGGCTTTACCTCAATTTCAATGGGGCTGATCGGCCATAGCTCGCCGGGCTTGCCATCGTTCGGTGAATAGATCGCCATTTCTCCGTGTATCAGATAGTCCACGAAAATGTTTTTGATGAATGCGTCATAGCCCTGCATTGGGTTTGGGCGGTTGAGCAAATCTAGAACCGGATGCGTATCAAGGATCGTGTCGCCTTGGTGAAGCTCAATCGACAGGTTCGCTACGCCCGACACAATTTCATCCACCGCCCGATAGATGATCGCGTTAAGCTGATAGCCTTCCTCGATATAGTTTTTGCNGCGCTTCCACGGAGCGCCACCCGCCACAAAGGCAACACCGCCTTGTGTCGGCAGGTTCTTTCTCTCAAAGGGCCACAATTTCATAGGACCATAAACCCCCCGCC